AACTTAGGAAGCGTATTCAGATATTCTGTCAATTTATCAAGTTGGTGTTTTGTTAGATTGTTCAACCATTCAACCCGTTGATCGGTCGTGAAATCTCTACCTTCGAATACGTTTTCACCCATGGTAATCATCTGGATCAACTCAGCGGTTACGATCAACGGTTCACCCACGGACCCCATTGACATATCAAGCGTAGGATATCCCATTGTCACGATGATATTATCATCGATCTTTACGTCATTTGTGGTGACGTTATTGACAACGGCGGTCTTGTCAAGTTCAATCGTGTATCCAATCTTGGTTTTACACTTGTTGCATTCGACAGTAGAATCAATCGTTTCGGCAATGCTACGTGCGCGAATCTTAATGAAAAGTAGCTCAACGTCTGCCATCGGCAGCGAACCAACGTCAATTGCGTTGAACGTGCAATTCTCAAGGACCTGCTTGACAGCAAGTTCCATTTCTTGAATGTTGCCGGATGCCATGAGAAGAATTTTCTCCTCACGGACTAGAAATGGACGATACTGTACTTTCTTCTTGGAAACGGGAAGAACTACGTCATATTTTGGAACTACTGGAACTGGAATGCTCATGTTTATACTCACTTTTCTTTGTTGAATGTGTCGTTTATGTCTGCTTGTTGCTTACGTATTAAGTTCAGAATCTGCTCCTGGGTAAGAGGAGTCAATTCTGGATCTTCTGTGTTATAGATGCCAGCGATAGTGGGAATTCCCGGAAGCGTCTGTGGTGCTTGTTGTTCTAGTGTAGTCATTGCATTTCTACCAATTCTTGATAAACGAATTCGACTTGCATGGTTGCGACTTCTCCTTGTCCAGTTGCGGAAAACTGAACAGATCCAACAGTTTTTGGATATGCTTGGATCAACATTGATCTATAATTACTATCGTTTTGGTTGAATGATTCCACGTTCGAACCCGAATCAGGATTACCGCTGGAGATTGTTCCCAGTTGTAATTTATCCTTCGCGGCAATCGTGACGTTACCCACGTAATTATCATAAAATCCTAGAGAATGATCACCGTCAGAATAGACTAGATCGTGCCATCTCACGAAAAAGTCTCTGATCAAGAACTTTTCGTCCAGATAGAAATTCAAGATAACTGGGTCATAAGAAATACCGTATGGAACTTCAAAATGCGCATGTTCGATTCTCACCGGAGAAGTCATCATATTCTTTGGAGGAATCGATGCGGACTCACAAAATAGTTTTGTTAGGTCGAGTTGATCAGAGGTCGCACCAAGTGCAGAGGGAGGTTCAATAAAGACCATATACTGATTCGCTCGTGCAAGATTGAACTTGTTGATCAGATTATGAAATGCGTTATAACTGCTCATTCTCTACCCTTGATAATATCCATCGTTGCTTTCCAGACGTTTGCTTCCGATTGCTTTTTGAAGTTAGCCATTGGCATCATGGCTGCGATTGCCCAGTCATCAGGAGGAATCAAGATGAATCTGGACTTTACGCGACCTTTCAAATAACACTTGACAGCAGATTGTACCTCAGGGAACTTTGCGTAGTTGCTGATTAGATTCCACGAGAATTTTAATTGTGCAACGTTCTCTGGTCCTACCGTTGGTGTGGCTGTTCTAGCAGGTTTAGGTCTGATCACGCTTCCCTCTTGATTCGTCTTTCTGTTAGGGTTAGGTCTTAGCGTAGTGCCTTCCTTGTAATGCACCGCGAACTGCATCAATTTATTCAAGAGAATAAGACGATGTTGATAGGGTAGATAATGCAGATTCAACGCCCATACGTGTTTCGCGTCCATGTGAAACGGAAGTACTAACGGAAAGTTATCGTAGTATGGCAGCGTTTCCTTGTACTTAGGGTCATAAACAAATGCGTACATTTTTCCTGGTAGAATTTGCGCAGTCAGTTGATCTTGACTCATGGAAAGCATTTGCATAGACGATATCTTGCCGCCTCCCAAGAGAGTCTGCACCTTGCCACGAAACCACATCCACGAATTTCTGTTGGTGTAGTTAGGATCCTTCTTTATTCTATCAAATAGTTGGTTGTCACTCATTTTCTCGTCTTTATTCCTAGTGCGTATTCATCCCAAATCATCCACTCAAAACCGTTCTTCTTGCACCACGATTGAGCCGCTTCCCATTTTGCCATGTTAGTGGCATATGTCATTGCTTCATTCAAATACCGTCTACTCGCTTTACCCGTCTTGGTTGTCGCAAGTTTAGGAGGTCTTGTCTGAACCTCCGGCTTTATCTCCACCAAGACTTTTCTAATCGAACCGTCTGCTGCTTTATATTGGAAAACAATGTCTGGGAAGTACCGGTGAATTTTCCCGTCAGTTGGTTTCACATAGGGAATATGAAATTCTTCGCTACCCCATTTTATGACTGCCGGATTATCATCTAACCACATCATTGCTCGGAGTTCATATGACGATCTAATCTGAATATTCTTAGGGTCTCCGACATACTTTTCAGGATGCTTAGGATTGAACTTGCCTTGTAGAAACTTACTCATAAATACTCCATACAATCATCTTACTATTTATCAAGGTATTCGCGGAATGGCACTACTTCAACCCAAATGGACCAGCAACGCTTCTGTTACTGTTCCTACTGCTGACGGCAAGGGAAATACTCCTACGGTTGAGTATAATAGTTCGATTAATCCCGCGAACTATACGATCCCATACCTAAATCCCGATCTGGACGGCATATATCAGTATCCTCAAGGAGATTCTCTGACAAATATGATGATGATTTACTTTGATGAAGTGACGAATGTATTCCAGCAGTCGAACAGCGGTTCGATGAACGTTAATTATCTGTCCATGCTTGGTGGAGATAGCGGACCAGTACCGCCCGGCAACATGGCGTATCAAGACATGTTGCAACAGGCACAAATGGGTGCGTTAATGAATAAACTGGTAGATCAAAAAGGATCGACCATCTCCGATTATTTGCAGTCTGGAGTAAAGAATTATGAACGTACATCATCTGGAATCTGGATGCTCTATCCAAACTCAATCAAGTACGATACTGGTGCAAACTGGGCGGAGTTGAATTCTGAACCAAACGCGATTGGTCTGCTTGGTACGCAGTCTTCCGAAGGTGGTCTTGGTATTGGCAATATGACTAGCACGTTAGCCCGAGAGGGCGCAATTGCTGGTTTGAATGCGACAAGTAAAGGAACTGGTCTTGGAAACGCGATAACAAAGTCTGTTCAGAATACCTATAACGACATGACGTTCAATAACATGCAACGAAGAAAGTTCCAGTTCTCTTGGACGCTCGTTCCTCGAAATATGACAGAGTTATATTCGATTGATCTTATCATTCGTCTGATGCGCTTCCATGCGTCTCCATCATATGATGATGTTGGCGCACAAGGCACGTACTTGACATTCCCAGGGCATATTGACGTTGAATGGTATACCAAAAACGGAAATAATTATACTCAGAATGCATGGCTGCCTAAGATATCAACCTGCGTTATTCTGAGTGTGGACACGGATTATTCACCTAATAACCAATATTCGTTCTTGGCGAATAGCGGTGCACCTGCACAAATTGATTTGGCTCTGACCATCTCAGAAACCCAGCCATTGCTCAAAAACGACGTGGCGCGAGGATTTTAATCTAGAAAATCGTAATAAAGACTTACGATAAACAAGATAATAATTATCACAAATAATATTGTCATAAGAATCTTCCGTTTGCCATTCTGTACCAATCCGGTTTGAGTGCGATCTTTTCTCTGTTCTTTGCTTGAATAAGATCAAGTGCTCCATTTGTTGGAGTATATCCTTTATTGAACAACGGATTTTCAAATATCAAGTCAGGATCCAATCTGGACTCTCTGTTGAAACAAATACCGCGACGGTCTAACTCCTCCCTAATACTTTGATATCTAAATTTAAGATACCTGCCCTTATCATAGAAGAACATGACATGGCCCTTGCCTAGGGTGAATTCTTTTGGAATTCGAGAAAGTACGCCATGGAATCCATGTGCATTTATTCTTCTTGACAGCGCTTTCGGCACCATCTTGATTTCACGAAATTCCGCGAACAAATGCTGATCGTAAAGTTCAGATGGAGGTACTAGATTGATTCTGGTCATTTAGAATATTCAACGCATTCTTCATGCATTCAAGTAGTGTGTTCATTTTACACATCAACACATTTATTGCCAATAAATATCAGAACATCATAAGAATCAATCAGATATGTACCTAGACACACTCAATCCTATCATATTTCCATTGCTTGACGGCAACACCACAGTTCCGTTCAGCGTCAGAGATATTACAGCACGTGTCCTACTCAACATGTCGGACAAAGACCTCATTTCGGTTACAAGTCCATACACCATTCTCGACGGTGAGGCACCCGAAGACATTTCCAATAAACTTTATGGAAATCCACACTATTTCTGGGTTATTCTAATTATCAATAACATATATGATGTATATTCTGATTGGTGTCTTTCTCAAAATGAATTAGTCGATTATTGTACCGACATATACGGAGATTCAATAAATGCATTGGTTTATCTCATTGACGATTATAATAATATTGTTGCACCTTATGGAATTAATGATGTAAGTACCGCAACGACATATTCTGGACCAGTTACCGCAGTCTCAAACTTTCAATGGGAAAGTATTCTTAACGAAAAGAAGCGAGTCATTAGAGTCCTGCAACCATCATATCTGGCAACCTTTGTCAATATGTACTTGAAGAAAATGAGTTCCGCTATATGACCCCCAGTTATGATTCGACGGGATCCGCTGGCACATTAACTGCTGGAGGTGACGTTACTTGGTTATATTGCAGTCTGACCAACTTCGGTTCAGTGCCGATTGATCCTGCGTATACGGTCGATCTTCTGGGTTTGTCTCCAGAAATAAATCTCTATGAAGATATCATGAGCCCGACGATGTACGGCAACATGGTTATCGTAGACACACATAACTTGATTTCGAGATTGCCCATCATCGGAATGGAAACTCTTTTTCTAGGTTTCAGAACCCCCGGTGTAACCAATACAGTCGAAAAAGTGTTCAAGGTCTTCAAAGTCTCTGACAGAACGATCACAGGTAATAAGCAAACGTACAAACTACACTTCATTTCCAATGATGCATATGCAGACGTGAGAAATTCGATCAATGGAGCATTCAAGGGAACACCAGGGCAGATCATCGCCCAGATTCTGACAATCGCACAAAACTGGGATGCCTACGATAAGACTGTTCCTATGAATTCGTCTTCTCAAGGAAATACTAACGGTCCAGGAGCAACGTATTGGAATCAGGGTACAACCGAAGACGGAGCAACAATCGAAACAGATCAATTGAACCAGGTCAAATTCGTATCCCCGCAATGGTCCACCTTCGAGTGCATCAAGTGGTGTGAAAAAATGGCAGTTAGAGACGATGGTAATACCCAATTTCCTGTGGCAGACTACGTATTCTATGAATCAAGTCAAGCATACTACTTTCAAGCATTCGGTGAACTATTCCGTGATGATCCTGTCGATTACTTCAACTGGGATCACTCACAATCGAATGGCGTCCCACAAGAAATGATGATCAAAATAATCGATCTAAGACACCGAAAGATCGTTGACAATCTGACAGCATTCTTGAACAGAGCATACGGGCAGACCTCTTTCAATAATGACATGTTCTTGAAGACATTGAATACCTCCGTCTGGTCATATCATGATACGTATACTTACAACTTTGGGGCAACTTCTGATAGTAGCACCTCAATTCTTCCTGAATATCCAAAGTCACTAGCAGACCCGTCAAATCCACAACTATACAACATCGCTCCAGATGCGAACATTGCCGTCACGGACATGAATCGATTGACTCATGATCTACCAGATGATTATGAAAAATATTCCACCTTGAGTCGAATTCCCGCATTCAATTTCCTAGAAATGAATCAGATTGATATCGACATATGGGGAAGAAGTTGGCTAGAAGTTGGTGACATGATCAATATAAATCAAGGTAATTATACTCAAGACGTTGATCCCGCCACCGGGCAATCATTGAATGTGGATGATACAAAGACAAGTGGTAACTGGTTAGTAACAGCCATTCATCATAGATTGTCACCTAACCAACATAAGATGACCGTTCAATGCGTTAGAAATTCGACTGAACAAGCCGTAACGCCGTTGGTTGCTTCCTAGGTTTTTCTTTTTATGGGAGCATCAACTACCACGAGTCTGCTCAATGTTCTGGTCACCGCGACGTAACATAAATTATTCTCTTGATCCAGTTCCCAATCGCGGGAAGCGTAATTTTCGTTAACTTTTGCCAGTAGTCAGTCTTCCACTCCCGACCCTTAGCCTTGTGGATAGACGAAAGAATGGCATATCTACTGTCCAGCTTACTTCCGAACATTCTGTTTATTTCGGCCAATAGAGAATCAACGGATCGGCCTCCTTTGTATTTGACCCGGCGAATAATTATATTAATACAATCAACCTGTTCATTAATACTCGCAACGTCAGACATTCTCTCTAATTTTGTGTATTTTGCAACATATTTGGTTCGAAATTTCTCAAGTCTCAGTAGCAACTCATCAAGATCATGTACCGTACCCATCTTCTTCACGATAGATTCCAGCCCAACTCCAATGTCGCAACCTTCTACCTTAGCAGATACTCCAGCGTTTATAAATTTGTAGGCGAGATTAACAAGAGGAGCATTAAATCTGCACAAAATAACGTCACCCAGCTTCGATTTTGTAACATCATCATGAGAAATGAATTCTACTGTTCCTTCTTTCGCGGCATCAGCAGGTCTAATATGACTCACAAACGACTGTGCATAAGCAACTACACTCTTTGGGCAACGATACGTTGTTGCCAACCCAAGTCTAACAGCGCCGCATTCGGCCGCAATTAAATCCAGCGCATTGGAATTTGCTCCAGTAAATCCGTAAATAGCTTGATGTTTATCACCAACTGCGACAAGTCTTCCGTCATCTTTCAACGACTTTAACGAAATCATTCTACGAATGCCATTCGTATCCCGAGCTTCATCAATAAGCAACCAATCATATTTTTTTTAAGATTGCAGTTAAATAACAAGGGCAGATAAATCATGACAACAAAGTCAACAATAACAAGAATCTTATTTGATTCAAGCAAAACGTCCCGCGCTAGGTTAATAACGATAGTATCATCGTCAACACCTCCGATGTGAACCAAAATATCATTCCAGTGAGAATCTTCAAATGAGGTAGTGATACCCCACACCAAACTGTTTTGCCCATGATACTAACTTCAGCACATCAGATTCTAGTTCGGCCAATGCAGATTTTTTTTAGGAATCATATTTCTAAAATATTCGAACATTTATACGAATCCACTTTAAGCGAAGGAGTAATCTTGTAACATGCGACAATACCTACCGTATGTAACGTTGAAATTGTTATATTCTTACTCTTGGGAGCTTTAGATTTAATATCTTCAACAATTGCTTTATTATAAGCACCAAACAAAACATTACCTTCCATTAGATGTAACGCTTTAACAAGCGTAGTTGTTTTGCCTGCTACTGCAACAGCTTCAAGAACACACGATCACTTACCAGTCTTAATCCAGTCGAAGAATGCAACTTGTTGGTCTGATGGAATAAACATAGAATGAACCATAATAAGTGCAGTATGATTATTATATGTATGAGTGTCAAATAAAAGTCAAGAATGAATATTTCCCACGCATCATACAGTTACTATCTAATGCTTCGCATTATCCCTCTTACTTCGTAAGAGTGATGTTATTTGTTTAGTTTTAATCTATAAATTAGATAATTGATGATTGATGCACGATGGAGCACAGGCATAGTTTCCCATTCCAGGGGCTATACCTGGCGATGCATGACATCGCAACTGGCATCCAAAGAATGAAACCTTGTATAATAAGGTAAGCCCTGGTCGTCCTGTAGGCTTTTACACATGTAGTCGGAATTTAATCCCGGCGGAACCATATAGCTAGTCTTTGGAACACATAACGCTATATGATTTGGTGGCACCTCCCCACCTCATGAGAACTGTCGCTCTCTTTTATATTTTACGTTTTGCCGTGGTCCCCCTCGCATATATGCGGAGTTGTCAACGAATAAACTATCGGAACATCCGATAATTCACTTTCTCTCACACCGATCTATCGGCTTGTGGCTATGTAATTTTGGTGATGCACGTCGGTAAACGAATTTGTAAACGGATTTAAGTCGGAAGCAACTATTCATGCCTTCAGCAATTTTTATGATCCATCGGGGATTGTACCGCATGGCCCAGGCTTTCGCGTCATTCAAATTACTGCATAAATAGTTTCGTAACGGGACAGGGATGCAATGTCCTTGCTGATTGATCTCCTTCAAAATGCAATCATCTAACCGTTACTCTATCGTACTCTTTTTTGTACGGATGTCAAATTTATTTTGGTACAAATTATTTCTCAATTGTAACAAAATGTTACAACTTGTTACAGGATGTTACAAACAAGATGGAATTATATTTTGGAGTAGTTGAATCACGTAAAGATCCGCTAAAGATGGGGCGTTGTAAGGTGCGGGTAATCGGGGTTCATTGCCCGGATCGTGTTATTCTTCCTACGGATGATCTTCCATGGGCGATGCCTATGACTCCGATTACCTCTGCAAGCATGAACGGTATCGGTGAATCCCCAACTGGTGTTGTTGAAGGAACGTATGTTGCAGTATTTTTCCTTGATGGTAATGATAAACAAAAACCTGTGATGATGGGTACTTTTCCGGGCTGGCCCATGTCAACTCCAGGCAATGTACAATCGGTTACAACCGGATCAATTGTTCCGCCAGCTAGCCCAACAACATCATCAGATTTACCATCATCAGTTGCTCCACCTCCTGGAGTGAATCCTACTGCGCCAGCGCCATCGAATCCAAGCGATTGTTCGTTTTCTTTGGGGTCTTTATCTGGCGCTCAGGTATGCAAACTGAAAGCAGAGATTGCGAAATATGAATCTGGTGGTAAACCAAATCCGTATTCTGTTGAGAACAGTATCGGTTATATTGGCAAGTATCAGTTTGGTGTGGGCGCATTAATTGACACTGGTTACATCAAGAACATGCCATGGAGGGGAAAGAAACTTGCTCCGATCACTGGAAACCCAGCGAACTGGACAGGTAAAGACGGAGTAACGTCTAAACAAGCATGGTTCAACTCACCTGCTGCTCAAGAAAATGCCATGAATATTCTTCTCGGAAAAGAATATCGCTACGCGAAACTTGACTCTGGTGTTCCGCCTGAGAAGACTGCTGGTGTACTCGCTGCATGTCATCTTGTGGGAGCAGGTCCAGTCAATAAATGGCTGGCGGGTGGACCAACAAAATCTGACAAGTACGGTACGAATTGTTCAACGTATTATAAGGCTGGATATGCAGCAATCGCGGGCACTTCAACTAACGAGATACCAACAAGAGAAAATCTTCACAGTGCTGCCGTTGCTTCTACTGCTCCTCCTTCGACTCCTGCTCCAGCGACTCCTATTATTGTCGATCCAACAAGTTCATCAACGCCCGCCCCGTCAAATCCGCCAGTTGCAGTTTCACCTAACATGGGATTCGTTGATCCTAACGGAAAATATCCTCAATCGGATTTCTTGAATGAGGCAGATTGTAATCGTCTTGCTCGTAACGAAAAGATTGACCAAACCGTAGTATCAGATAAGCGTGACGGAAGAACTACAGGCAACGTTGTCGCTAACGGCGGTGGTGCATGGGATCAACCAACGGTACCGTATGCATCTCAATATCCATATAATCATGTGTATCAATCTGAGTCTGGGCATCTTCTAGAGTTTGATGATACAGCCGGCGCAGAACGTATTCACTTGTATCATAAGACGGGAACGTTCACTGAGATTGATTGTAATGGTACGCAAGTCAACAAGATTGTGGGCAACGGATATACGATCATCGATAGCGATGGTTATATCTCAATCGGCGGGCAAGCAACAGTTTCGGTAACCGGAAATTGTTCTATCTTCGTTGCTGCTGACTGTCATCTAGACGTTCAAGGCGACATAAACGTCCACGCAGCAGGAACCACGAATCTTCATTCTGAGGGTCAGATTTCGTTTCAATGTGATGATTCTCTGGAAATTGAATGTACAGACTTCAAGTTGAAGTGCGACACGTTCAACGTAGCGTCAACTGGCAAGACACAGATAAAATCCGGGTCAGATATGAATCTTCTAGGTTCAACTATTTCTGGTCGATCATCTGGAATTATTGCGTTTGATGGAACCAAGGTAATCAACATGTCGGGTGTTGCAAAATCTGCTGCGCCGTTGGTACCAGCGTTACAGTTTGATTCTAATTCACCAGAGTTCATATTGTTGCATACCCCGTCAGCAGAAAATAACGCGAACATGCAGATTGAAGAAATGACTACCGATGAAATGATTGCGGTAGGAATCGATCCTACTAATCCAGAATTCGCCGGCGGCACACCTGGCGATCCAGATACGACTCCGACGAATCCTCCGCCAGCCCGGATTGTTTCGTGTTCACAACTACCCGCAACACTAACTAAGAGTACTAGACTTACACCTAACTTCACTATCGGTAAACTGTGCTCTGGCGAAGAGGCCAGGGCGGTCGGCGGAATGATTCTGCCTCAACATGGGCTAACGGTAGCACAACAAGCATGTAACATGTATGCTCTAGCCGTGAATTGTCTTGAGCCAATTCTGGCCGCTTATCCTGACATGAAATTGAATTCTGGTTGGAGACCTTCTGGTAACAGGTATTCTAAAACAGAAACAGGTAAGACTTCTCAACATGAACTAGGAATGGCAGCGGATCTGACGTTTACTTCGATTTATGGTAAACGTGCTGAGTTATTCAAACGTGCTCAAGAAATAAAGAATCTTGTTCCGTTCGACCAATTGATATATGAAGTGCGTGGAAAGTCGGTATGGATTCACGTGTCATTTAATCCCGCATTACCGACTCAACGCAAGATGTTGATCACTTTTAACGGTGGGAAAACTACACATGGTTTAAATCAGATAAATTAATCTAAGCATTGGAGCCAGACGCTTCCAGCGCATCTAATTTACAAAATTGACGTTTTGCTAGTCGTAGCACAATAAAAGGGAGCCTAAGGCTCCCTTTTTATTTTGACTATCTTTACTGATTAGTCATCTGCTGCAAGACTACGAAAGAACGACATATCATCATCGTCATCATCGTCATCATCACTGGTTACTGCGGGTTTGGATGCCGTTGTTACGGGCTGGTTCATCTTTACCGCGTTATCAAAAGGGTTGTCATCTTCCTCTGTCATATCGGAGGTTGACGTGCTCATT